TGCCATTAGTGTCTAAGATAAACCCAAATTAAAAAACACATGATATTCCACCTTAATAAAAACAATAAGAGAAGGGTTGTTAGAACTCCTACTATAAATGATATTGTGTGTCCTCTTGTTATTCTCATTGTACTAAAGGGTTAAGTTAGAGTTAAGCTGTTCTCCTATATCGGTCGGAGTCTTTAGTCATTTTGTCTAAGTGTACTAATAGTGTCTCAATATCCATAGTTGATTTAATTCTATTACAAATCGCACAACAAGGAACACTATTCTCCAATGTATATCCGACTTTGTTATCATACCTGTCTATACCTGTATATCTAAATCCTCCATATTGTCCGTCTGCCTTCTTAACATTTGTTAGTTTTTCCCCACAATATAAACAGGGTTTTGTTACTATCTCAAAAAACTCGCTTTCTGACAAGTTAAACTCATATCCCCTTAGTTTGGCACTTTTTTTATAAGCAGAAAAAACCCTATTAAATCCAGATTCTCCAAGTGCCTTCCTCATCTTTTTCCCAAGATTCCCTCTCATTTCTTTTTGTAAACAACCACATGACCTAGTCTCCCCCTTGAGAACTTTTTCTTTGGTGGGATTTGTTATATTTCCACAGTCGCAAAGGCACTCAAATCTCCGAATGGGTCTACCACCTGGGTATTTGGATTTGTATTCTCTTAAAATTGTTAGTCTTCCATACTTCTCCATTAGCTTACCCTCCTATATCTAAATACTACTATGTAAGGTTGGAGGTTGGTATGCGACTCAGAAGCATTAGTAGCCGTATTACTTGTTGTACCGCCCAAAAAAACACTTGTGTCTTGTGTCATTGGAGAACTTGCATTAGTACCAGTTTTTTCCTGTGCATATCCAGCACCACTTCCTGTGTTTAGAGGGAACACATTGTGATTGTGAGATGGTAAACCACTCTGTGCAGATGTTAAGGTAACAGTAGAAACACCACCTGTTTCTCCAATAGTATCAAACTCTGTATCTGCACTCTTTGCTACTAATACCCTACCACTTCCGTATGCTTCCCAAGTACCACCAAAGTGATTGCCCATTTTCGTAGTCGTATCTAAATCAGTAGAAGTTGTTTCGTAGATTGTTCCAACAGGATAGAACCAATCCAAAAGTCCTGATAATGTATTGTCACCTACATCTATCGTCTTATTAGTTAATGTTTGAGTATCGGTTGTTCCTACAAAAGCACCAGTCGGGTTCGTCTTTGCCGCCAAAATACTCCCATTCCCAGTTATTACACCAGTTAAGTTTGTTGTTGTTGCTGTTGTTAAGTTCGGCTCTGGCATTCCTTCTACAAACAGGTCCCAGTTAGTTGCCCAACTTGCACCTACACCTGGCTCGGTTGAAGCCCCTGATGTATGTGCTACCGTGCAGACATACCCTGAACCATCATTTTCTACCGTATCATTTACCAAGTATCCTGTTGAAGTAGCCCACGCACCTTTCCAAGTAAATCCTTGTGCGTCTACATAAGCCTTAATACTTTGTTGGGTAGCAAGTTTAGTAGCACTATCACTTGCCATGTTATCCTCGTCCAATACTGCTGTACCACTTACTCCTGTGTTAAGTACAGGAGATTCTATAGTCTTGTTAGTTAATGTTTCTGTTCTACTCTTAATAGAAGCTGCTAAAAATTCTGCTCTTCTACCAGTAATAGCCCTTGCTGTACTTGCTGTACCTGCTGTTATTTCTGACTCTGGAATTTCTGTAGGCACTGTATATGTATTATTAAGTGAACTTCCATAAGCATAGAAGTATGTACCATCATAATATAAAGGAAGTGTAAAAGAAGTAGCTGCTGCTACACTAATTAGAGAAGTTGTAACATTTACTGCACCTACTCTGATATTCTTAGCACCTACACCATTTATATTCAATGTAGCATTAGCTACTGAGAATCCATCTGTAAATGTTATTGCTAATAAATCACCTGCTGTTAAAGTATAATCTGCTATAGTACAAGTCTTTGCTGCTGTCGTTCTTGCTGTTGTACAAGTACCTGCAACTACTGCTGTTGTACTTGCCAATACATTAGTTCCATTTCCCTTTAGAAAGCCTGTTAAGTTCGTGGGGGCAGAGGTCGTTATACCCTGTAACGCTGAGTCTGCAAGATCTAGTGATGCGTTAGTGCTGGTATCAAGTTTTGTTTCGTCAATAGAGCCATTTTTAAGGGATGCTGTAATACTTGGGGTCTCATCATTGTAAGTAAAGTCAATCTCACTAGAGTCTGTTAGTATTGTTCCCACTGCGTCTTGAGCCTGTTCGTCTGAGTACCCTTCAACAGGGCTACCATTTACTAGATATTGCTGTCCTGCTGGTATATTGACAGAGCCATTATCGTCTACAGTTACTAAAGAGTTTTGTATTAACTTTCCCGTGGCTAAATCAAACCTTGCTATTGCGTTGTCGGTCGCACTTGAAGGTCCACTAACATCTCCACTACCCTCACCAGCAGCCCCCTTTTGAGCCATTAAGTTCCAATAGGTTGTGTTAGTAGGTAAGTTCCCTGTTGAATTAAGTATACAAATATAACTAGAACCATCATAAAAGACTGCATCATTGACTACATATGCTGTCCCACTACTGTAAGTTCCTTTCCAAGTAATGTCTAATCCATCAACACCAGCAGAGCCTGTAGCTCCAGTATCCCCTTTTTCTCCTTTGTAATTCTTCCATAAACCTGTAAAATCCGAAGCCTGTGGAGAGGCTATTGGAGAGGTCGTAGCTTTTATTGCTACATAGTCTAAATTAGTGTCAAAAGTGGTTGTAAAACCCGTACCACTACTATCACTAGCATAGGCTATATAAACATAGGCGTTAACCCCATCTGTTCCATCTGCTCCAGCCGCACCAGTCAAACCAGTTTCTCCTTGTATTCCCTGTATTCCTTGAGCTCCTTTATAATTTTTCCAAAGCCCTGTAAAGTCTGAGGCCTGTGGGGTAGTTATTTCTGTTGTAGTGGTTTTAATCGCTATATAATCCAATGTTGCACTAAAGGTTGTTGTAAAGTCGGTTCCAGAGGCGTCTGAGGCGTAAGCTATGTATACATACGCACTGTCCCCATCAGCTCCATCGGTTCCATTTGTCCCAGCATCTCCCTTATCCCCTTTGTCCCCCTTTACACCCTGTGGTATTCCAAAGTCAAACACCGCCGCAGAGGTAGTCCCAGAGTTTACAACTGTTGCACTTGCACCAGCCGCTAAGGTGGTTGTAGTACCAGCAGTAGCAGTTGCCGCCGCCCCTGTATCTCCCTTGTCTCCCTTAGCCCCTGTATCACCTTTATCACCTTTATCGCCCTTGTCCCCCTTATCGCCTTTATCACCCTTGGCTCCTGTATCACCTATGAATGCCTCAACCTTGACCTTCTTAGAAGTCCCGTAGGCACTCATTGAAGTATCTGAGGTGTCAACAGTCCAAAGATAATCATTAGCCCTGTCTACACTTGCGGTAGGTTGCAGTTCTAATTCTGTCAAAGTTTTTTCTTCTCGTGCCATTATGCGTCTTCTACTTTAATATAAGATGTACTAACATCCTCGACTTCACCCCATGGTGTTCTACTATGTACTAACCTTGTTAACTTGTCCTCGGTCAACATCCATGTAAAGTCCTCACTTGCTACTTTCAAACCTGCTCCCTCGGGAATGTATCTTTCACTTGAGTCGGCCTCTTCTGTGTAGGTTGTGCTAATATCCCCATCCTCTGTATATGTAGTTGTAATATCACTCCCCTTGGTCCAGTTTGTCATAACTATTCAAAGTAATCTCTAATTACTACCTGCTCAGGGTCATCGCTAATCGTGTTAACCAAAGCATTGGTCATTTCATCCAATTCTCTGTAAAACTCGCTTAGATTTAATTGAGCCTCGTCTAATAGCCCTTGTCTTGCCTTAGCCTTGGCAACTGCAAACTCTACAGGCAGATCGCTAAACTCAAACGGTAAATTAGGCTCGTCATCATCGTTTACTAAGTCATTGACCGCCTCGACATACCACATCCACAGTCCATTTGTAACCGCCGAAGTAGGGACTGGATTAAGTTCAATATTCTTGCCTCTCATACTGTATTGTGGCGAAGTTTCTGATATGTAAGTATCCACAGGGTCCCCGTAAGCGTTGGTATCGGTTCTTCTAGCCCTGTATCTAACACTATCCCCATAGTCCAACTCAATTCTTATCATGCGTCTAAAGTCGCTAGGAAGCCCGTATAACCCCTGATTAGCCACTAAATTAGCCTTGGCTAGCCTTACATAAAAGTCCTGCCCTAGGGACGCTATACGATTTACTACCTTTTGGTAGCCTCTATTGAGATTGGCCTTTACTTCTGATTCTGTAACAAGGCCTGTATCATTGGTTACATCTTGGTTAATAAGCTCTCCTACCCGCTTTTGCATGTCAAGGAATGTCATGATCTTTTTGTACTAAAATATTCGGCTCCTCGATTCCTTATATAATTATACCACGAATTATTTTGACTCCTCGATTGGCTCTGTCTGTATCTTCTCCCTAGTTTTCTCAGGTAATAGGCTTGCGTACAACTTAATCAGGTCAGGGGCCAGTAGGTCTACATTACGCTTTTCACTTACCCACTTGTACGCACTCTTTACCATGTCCTTTTGCCCTGGGTTCTTAATCAGCCTCTCAATGGCCCCCTCAAGGTCCTGTGGGGTCTTGTAACCTATGGCATTACCCTCAATGTACGGAGAGTAGGGTAATTGGTCTTTGACAATCATAGGGACTTTCAATGCCGCAAACTCCATCATCTTCAACTCGCTCTTGTAACTGTTAAAGCTCTCGTCATCAGCCAGTGGAATCAACGCAAAGTCTAAGTCTAGTAGTTTCATTCTGTAAGGGTGAGCCTCCCATTTAGCCCAGGGATGGTGTTCTATCTCAATGTCTGTGAAGTTCTCAGGAAAGTAACTGCCTGCCACTACCAGTTTAATAGGGTGTTTCTTGGCCAACTTTCTTAAAGTAGGCATTATGCTCTTCCAGTCGGCACTATGCGAGCTTCCACCACTCCAGCCTATTCTAATCTCCCCTTTCTCTCTCTTTAGTTTAACCTCTACATCGGGATAGTAGCTTAAATCTAAGCAGTTACTAACTACCGCAGATTGTTCTGCATACTTATCCCACATAGCAGTTAATACAGGAGTCGGAGAAGTTGCTAGATTACAGGCCTGTAAGCACCATATTAAGTTTGTATGCTGTTCTAAATTGACAAACCTGTTAAACCCAGGGGTAATTCCCGTAACCCATAAGGGGATCATACCCATTTCGTCTATCTTCATTCGTGTACCAATGGAGGCCTTCTTGTAATAGTCGGTCTCTCTAACATCTTTTACCTCGGCCCATACATCCCTTACTCCGAAGTTCTGATAGCTTGGATTGCTCGGCTTAGTCTCTAGGGTATTGTCGTCCCAGTCAAACACCACCACCTTGTTAGGCCATGTCTGTTTGATTAGTCTTATATACTCAAAGGTATTAAGTCTACCTACAATCACATCGGCATAGTCTATGGCTTTCTTAGCATCTTCTTCACTCTCTCCTGGCTGCATGACTAAACTCTCTGCAATTCCCAGTCGGTTAATCGCCTTGTCCCATATACGAACCCTATGCCACCCACAACCTCCTTCATCGGTTGGGAGCCACAATATTCTTAAAAGTCTCATAATTCACCTCGATTAAATTATATAGTCCTACTATCAACGGTTAAACACCATTGAAACTCTGGATCACTTCGCAGTACCTTCTTAAGTTGATTGCCGTTCTTTGCGTCCATAATAGCATCTCCATACTTGGCTTTAATACGCTCTGCTACTTCTAAGGGAATTGTTGCTATGTGCCTGTACTCTCTGTCTTTACTAAATCCGTCAGTCTTACTCTTTAACTTGGCATTGGCTAAATATATACCATCAGTATTCCTGTAAATACCACTAGCCATTTCACTCTTCTGTCGCTTAATGTTCTCTACAAGCCTACCCACGGCTTCGTTAAATACCTTAACCTGCTCTTCATTCTTGGGGGCTAAATCTCCTAGTAACTGCTCTGCTGTCATTTCCTCGACCTTAACTAAAATTAGTAAGGCTTGGGGGCCGAAGCCCCCTTTACCTTAAAGAACTTAACTTGCAAGTCCTGTGGCTTTCGCATTGTATTTCTCAGCGTAAGCTGCCAATGTGAGTTCGCCAACTACTGCAAATCCGTCTGCATCTGCCGTCTTAGCGGTCTCTTCCTTTGCGACAGGTCTAAGCTGTGCAATCTTCCATGTGGAAGAATCCAAAGCTACTAATTCATCATCAGGCATGTGAATGTCTGAGACTACCTGTAATACTCCAAAGTTAGAATCGTAAACTGCGATTGCGGATGTAAACTTCTTGACTGAATCAACGTAGTTCCTTGAATCGTCAAAGAGTGCGGACATCTTGTTTCTCTGTTTAGGAGATACCAAGATTGTATCTGGATCACCACCTGCCTTATAAATATCGGCAAGCATTCCATTTAACTCGGACTCGGTAATATCTCTTCCAGTTCCTGTACCAGTTGATACATTGGTTGCAATCCAAGCTAATACACCCTTTAACTCTCTAGCTGTACCAGTTCCACCAGACACTGCTCCTGTTCCGTTGATAAGGGCTTTCTCAATGTCTCTTCCAATCTCTTTAAGTGCTTTCTCAACTTGGAAAGCGTACTCGTCCTTGTACCCTGCTGGGTCTGAGGCTCTCTGAGTTTTGGATACTTGACCTGTTTTACCAAAGATTTGAGTGTAGTTCTGTCCCCTTGAAGGAGATGTTAATGCACTAAATGAATAAGTAAAACCCTCAACCTGCGCGTTGGTTGCCGCATCTGCGTATGATACTGTTGGCCATTCATGAAGGGCTGATTTTGCCTTCACCTTTGGAAGATTAGAAAACAATGGTGTCTTCATTTGACCCATCATTACTAAAACATCTGTCAGGTCCTCATGGTTGGCTTGTACACCGTAAGTTGTATGTACTGACATGTTAATAAATTACTAAAATAAATAACCTCGATTTAATCGGGAATATTGGCGTACTTCTTTAAGAACTCGCTCATACTCCCAGTCTTCGCTGCCGCCACCAAGTCCGCTTTTCTTTGGTCTGTCTCTTCGTGTACAGGCCTTCCTGGTGCCTCACTGTATGTACTAGACTTCTGAGCTTTAGCTTTGTCTTCGACTAGCCTATCAAGATTCATCATCTTAAAGGCCATTTCAGGGTCTGTTATTACATTCCCTCTGGCGGTCTGTTCGTCCATGAAGGCTGCGACCTTCTCGGCTTCAAACTTTACACCCCCATTACTGCCGTCGTACTTCTTGCTGAGTTGATCCATCTGATTGACAAATCTCTCTTGCCATTTGTACTCACTTAGCTTCTGCTCGAATAGCTGGTCTACTGTGGACTTATCCACATATCCCATGGCTTCCAGTTCGCGTCTTGCTGCGTCTAATTGCTTCTGTCTGGCATCCACTTGTGGTGGATTTATAGCCTGACTTAACCTATCAGCAATCTCTGCTTTGGCTCGCAACTCGGCCATTTGCTCTTTCATTTGATTGAGCTCATTGACCTTCTCTTGGAATCTATCGTAAGGTATTTTATTACCCCTTGATTCCTCACCATCACTTTCGGTATTTGACTGCACCTCTGCAGAATCTAAAGCCTCAGGTGCTGTTTGTTTGACATCGGATGAAGTGTCCACAGTTGTCTCTGTGCTTGTTACATCCATTTCCTCATTATCCATAGTGTTACCCACATTTTAACGAGTTCAGTCTCGACTGGGCGGATAAACTTATATAAAGAACTCACCCCATGGTGCTAGTAGGCTTGTGGCCTCTACTTAATTATAGCATACCCACTTATAGCCTCTGCGTAGAGGGTTCGAGGAGACCCCCTACTCAAAAGCCACAAGTTTTACTAAGCCATTTTAGACCATTGGCTGTGCTAGCATTTCTCCTCCCATTTCCCCTGGCATTGGCCCTTCAGGCGCAGGAGGTTGCGATGCCATTTGCAACTCGGCTATTTCCATTTTCTCGTCCATTAGTCTCTGCTTCTCTTCCTCGGGGTCAATGTCATAATTCTCTAGTAAGGTCTTTCTGCTTATATCACCCCCACCTCTTAACATGGTCAATATCTCTCTCTTACCTTCCTTTGTATGTGCCACACCGCTTGTAATTCTAACCTTAACCTCAGGGTTCTTTGGTATCTGAACTATCTCCATAATGCCCTGTCCCAGTTCATAACCCATAACTTCCTTCCCGTCCTTGACTACCCTAGGGACATTCTCCTCCCCTACCTGGCCACTGATAAGCCCATACATTTCTCCCCCCTGAGTTCTGAATGGCTTGGTAATCAACTGATACTCATAGCCCAAATCTAATATATCCTCCCCCAGTCTTGCTAAGCAATCGGCTAGGTTGTCGATTAAGTCTATAATGTTGGTGTAGGCATTGGCAACTAAAGTGTCAAAGGCTATTCCACTTGTAACCCCTGCTGGAGCCTTGCCCATAAATGCCTCGTGTGCGGCCCCTATGTTTTGTATGTACTCCTTAATGTTGTTTATCTGACTGAATGCACTTGAACTCATTGGCTTCATGTCCATTTGAGTTACTGTGTGCCCAGGCTTGTGTCTTAATATCTGTCCGTTTCGGTTGTTGATTATCTTAATACCTGAGTTGGAATCGGTAATGTACTTACCCTTACTAAATATGATGTTGTACTCTAGTATAGACCTTTCTAAGTAGTTTAAGGCCTTATTAAGTGGGACTAAGTTCTTGACCCAGCCCTCACCGTACAGTTCATTCAAAGTGACATCTGGGAAGTATAGCTCAAAGGGTAGTTTCTTAAAGGCCGTAAGTTCGTTTCTAAGGATCTTGTCTTCGCAAGTGGTTATTACCCTTACCCCGTCCTCTGTAATACACCAGGTTTCGTGTAAGAGTAGGTTTTCAGACATGGAACTCACATCACTGTCCCTAGTATTAAGCAATTCCTTGTACATACTTTCACTCTGCTTTGAAGTTGTGGCTAATTCCTTGACCACTTTTTTGTCGTAATGTGGGTTTCTCTCTACTATGTCTTTTGGCCTTGATATAACCCTGACTACATACCTGGCGTTGTCTATATCGGTGGCATATGGGTCAATGTAAGTGTCAAATGGGTCAAGTACCTGTATCCATGGTAGTCCCTCACCCTCGTCGGCCGCAGCGTCATACCCATACTGGAATATACCCTGACCGTACAACATACCATAAAGTACAGCCTTTTTAACTAAGTGTTTAAGATGTAACTTATCATACACAAAGGCTAGGTATTCCCCTAGTATCCTGGAGGCCCTTGAATCAAGTGTCGCGTAAGGAAGTGCGTCTACATCCCAAGTTGGGGCAGTCTTTGTAACAGCCCCTCTAACAGCCCTGCAAGTGGCGTATATCTGATTAACCTGGAAGTCCATAGGGTCTTTACTGGCAAATGCCAACTTCCCCGTGGATTTGTTGTATCTAATAGATTGATTGCCCTTGTAATAACTGTTATTGATAAACCATTGCCTTTCAACATGAGTGCTCCGATAACCCTTAGACTCTTCAAACATCGCTTCGGTATGCGACAACCAGTAGGCCTCGTCGTACTTTTCCTTGCTTTCTCTCTCGGGCTTACCTACCAAGCCTCTAACGACCTCTTTAATACCTTTTGCCATTTCTTTTTAGATAAAGTTACTCCCTCGACTTTTTCGATACACTCTACTCTTTTGATTCTTCAATATATGGTATCTCATCAACTGGTATATCGACCTCCTCAGGCTCTTCTTCGGGCTTTTCAACAGGTGCGGTCGCCATTACATACTCCCCCAAGTCCCTGCTCTTGATTAGCTTATACAAGCTCTCCCTCTCAGATCGCGATACCAGTAACAATATAATGCCAATAGCCACTAGGCCTAACACAGCAACTATTGCCACAATTAAAATCATTAAGTCCATATATAATTATATCATAATTAAAATAACTCCCCCCCATCTTCCAAAAGGTCGCCCTCCTCTTCATCCAAAAACTCTATCGGGTCTTCTCCCTCTGTGTCCTCCTGCTCCTCAATTATCCTACCATACAAGTCCAAGTTAGGATGCTCGAACCAATCAGGTCGACTCATTACTATATATCTTAAAACATCGACTAAGTCATCTTTCAACTTAAACGGCTTAGCCCTGTCACTATCAGCGTCCTCCTTCCACTTTCGCCAGTGGTAGTTCATAAGCTCCTCCTTTAACATTACACAATTTCTACCTACAAACAACCTGTTCTCCCTAAATAGCCTTGTAACCCTGTTAATACCAGCCATTACATCGTTGTTACCCGGAATAAAGCCCCATCCCTCTTCGGCCAACTGGTCGTACATACTCATTCCTGAGGTCTGTTGTGTACCCCTACTTGCTGGGTCAATGATATATGAGCTAACATCGTCTCGTTTAAGCCCATTTCGTGTAAGAATGGCTGAAAGGTGATTGCTTATCTCAACGGCTGTAAGCTGGGACTTTCGCTCTTCGTCTACTACATAAAGATTATGTTCTATATCCTCTTTCATAAGTAGTATTGCAGTTGGATGATTCCAACCTACATCTAAGCCAACAAAGAATGTATCCTGCCTGTCTCTCTCCGGAATGTTTATCACATGTTTACCCTCCTCAAAGTCAGGGTATATCAGTCCTTCAAACTTCTCAAAACTGGCTAGATACTCCTGTCTAAACATAGCCTCACTTAAATCGCCCTTAGCCTTCTCGATTAACTTTCTATCAATGTAAGGGTTCTCCTCGGTTGAATATCGCCAAGTTTCAAAGTCTTCCTGCCCTTCTATCGCAGGCTTGTAAAATCCCTCGTATACCCAGTCATAGCCCTGTGGTGTAGTTGTGATCCATGCTACCCCTCCCCTGTCTGTAAGTGCTGGATATACCACTTCCCACACCTGCCTATCCTGGAATGAAGCCTCGTCTAGCCAAAGCCAGTCCAAACCTACACCCCTTAACCTGTCCGGGTTATCACCACTTCTAAATGCCACTTCACTACCATTTACGAACTGTATCTTGTGGTCCTGCTTGTTCCAGGCCTTTATAGTGTGTACAGGAACCCAATCCATAAACATAGGGATATTGACATCCTTTAACATAGGGTATGTTGGGGCTACTATCATTCCCCTTGAGTTAGGGTAAGTATCAGCCCAGTGTAGGGCCTCTATTGTACCTGCTATGCTTTTCCCTCCACGGCGACCCGCTATGAGAGTTCTGAACCTAGCTTTAGACCTGTGAAAAGCCTTTTGATATTTATGGGGTTTGTATGTCTTCATCCTCGCTCCAGTCTACAAATATACCGGCCTTGAGTTGTTCGCCCTTTGAAGTTATATCGGCCACCTGTTTAGGGTTGCCAATTAACTGGGATATGATGTACTTATGAACATCTATACGGACCCTCTCGTCCTGAGAGTGTGTACCAATGTATATGAGTTCCTCCATGCTCTTTTTAAGCTGCTCGTTGTCCTCACAGTATAGTCTGAAAAAGTCCCTATCTATACCTGTGATAATCGCCTTGTCCTTGCTCTTTTGTACTGTTTCAGTTGTACTCATTGTTAACCTCTATGGGTTTACTATAAACTTATATCAAATTGGTCTAGCGCTTCTTCCTTCCGCCATTTTAACCACTGTCCCCTTGTGTAATTTATCGCTTCTTCTTCCTCTTACATCCCATACTCAATTATACCACATCCAGTAATTCTAACTGCCCACGATTCTTGTAATCACTCCTTATGTCGTATATCTCATCCCACATATCAAAGAACCAATCGGTATCAACTTGACCCTCTTTGAGTACCCTCTGTATGGTAGCTAGACATTCACCAAACTCACAAGCAGGAATAACCACCCCTTTCCAGTATTTAAGCATGACCCCGTCGTAATCCTTCTCTCCGAAGTAAAGTAGCGTCGGGAGGGGAGACAGTTCGGCGACCCTGTCAGGGTATATGGAGTGCCACAGTAGATATGCTCCAATTCCTTGTGAACTTGTGCAAAATCTCGCCTCTGTCTTATTCATTTGGGCAGTATATAAGCAAATTATATTAACTATAACCCCTACCTATCTCGTTGTCAATGACTAACTAATCCACTCTGAGTGGGCCTTACTCCACTCCACAACTCTTTTAATACTATCTTCAAAATCAACTGGTGCAACCCAACCTAAATCGGCCAATCTCTTACCACTCATGGCATATCGGCTATCGTGTCCTGGGCGGGTGCTATGGAAATCTAAATAACAATAATCCCTACCCTCTACTACATCTCCCTTACCCATGTACTTGGCAACTAATTTATACATTTGTAAATTATCCATTTCTATATCCCCTACAATGTGAACCTTACTTTGAATGATTGGATTCTGTAAAAGGAACAAAACAGCGTCTGCTGCATTCCTAGCATGTAACCAATGTCTCTTTCCTACATTCCCAGGTGTCCCGTGTATCGTCATTCTCTTACCCTCCTGTATAGCCTTCATGCATAAAGGTATCAACTTCTCAGGGTCTTGCCTTTCTCCAAATATGTTCATGGTATTCGTTATTAAGTAAGGGAAGTCGTAAGTCTTTCCATACGCCATTGTAATCATCTCTCCAGCAGCCTTACCAGCACTATACGGATTGCTCGGTCTTAGTTTGTCCTCTTCGGTAAAATCATACCCTTCTGGAGCTGGACCATACACCTCATCTGTAGAAAAATAAATAAACTTCTTGAGATTAGGTTGTTTAGTTCTAGCGTACTCAAGCATATTAACAGTAGTCTTAGCATTGTTGTTAAATACCCCTACTGGGTCTGATATGGAAATATCAACATGACTACAAGCTGCTAAGTGTGCAATATAATCAACCTCCCCTATGTGTTTGTGTACAGTATTAAGACTATCATTTAGATCGTGCCTTACAGTCTTTGTCCTTGATAAATACTCAGGGTGGTCGTTTAGTGTCTCCTGTATTCTGTTTAAGTCTCCCGCCCTATCCATTTTTACTAGGCCTATTACATCCCAGTCTGTTGTCTTCATGGTATGCTCCCATAAATGACTTCCTACAAACCCAGCCATTCCTGTAATTAAGAGCTTTGTTTTTTTCTCCCCCATTTTATTTATTGATAAATTTATTTAACATAGTATCTACTTTTCCCTTTGTCTCCTCATTAAAAATCATGTAATCCTTAGCCTCAGAGTACCACTCCATTAAGTTCTTTCTTCCCCTTGCCTTAGCAGCTCCTACCCAGTCGCAAATCATTTCCTTTATATACTTGTCTGGCATAGGACTAGGTTGTTTTCTCCCATAACAGTAATATTGCCAGTGGTGTGGACTTGTTTTTCTATGTCGTAATATCTCCCTATTTATTCCCCTATCTCCAGTTTTGGGATACAACTCTTCTGGCTGTTGAGCCTTGAATAATTTTCTCTTTTGATATTTATTGTAAGCAACAAAATACTCAATTCTAAACTTGTCTAAGTCGTGGACTATCCCCTCCCATATCAAGCCAACCTTAAAACACTCTATCATAACAAACCATTTATGTCTTACAATGTACCAGAAGTGTCTCATGCCTTGTCAATTATCTTCTTCAATTTAACTAACTGCTCCTGCATATCTTCAAAAGTCCACTTCTTAATCTGATTTTTAACCATGTACAAGTAGGCATAATCTTCCCACCTTTTATCTTCAAGCCACTCTTTAGCCCACAAGGGGTCTTCATGAAAGCTCTCGATGCCAAACTTGTGGTGTTTAACACAAACACAGACCCCATTTCTTAAATCCCAACGGGTCGTTCTGTTTCTTCTTCCTACAATGTGATGTGAATTGAGGGTGGATCGCTTCCCGCATACCTCGCACCTGTAACCTGCCTTTATCTTAACTGCTAAACTCCAGGCGTCGTCTAGTTTCTTGCCTAACTTCGTTTTGCTCAGAGACTCCTGCTCTTTAATCTTTTGGGGCATTTTAGTTTTTCAAAAGTTATTAACTACATTACCAAACTCAATCGGACTTGTCAAGGCGTCCTGTCAAGGCGTCCTGTCAAGTCCTAATTTCTTCATATCCTCCCTGGAAAGTCTACGACCCTTCTGTCCCTCTTTCAATAAGCTTGGGATATACTTCTCATCTACAGCCTTGACCCCGTCCACATACTCAAAGGGTATCCCCCTAGTGGAAAGTCGCTTGTATAAGGTCGTGATATGCACTCGGTTTTCGTAACTTATATCTGCAATGGTTTTCATATATCAGGGTCTAATTTTAATTTATAGTGGTTTATCAACTTCTCGTACTGGGTTTTGTAAAAGTCTGCAAACTCTTCTTTAGTCGGTTCATGCCCTAGCTTCTGCTTAGAGGCTACCCAGAGCACATCTCTTAGCCTCTTGCTAGGGCTTTTATAATTATCAATAGCATCATTCTCTGGGAGGTTCTTAATAATCTCATCCACATCCAAGTCCACTTCATTGCCTACCATTGTGTCAGTAAGTACTACAAAGCCTGTATTGCCTCGGTATGAGTCCACAATAGCAATGTCACTACTGCTAACCTCGATTAAGGACTCACACCTGAGACTTACGCTTCCATCGGCTCTTCTGTTGTATGTTTTAAGTTCTATCGGTATTGTATACATTAAAATATAACACTCAAAATTACACCAATCGCCACAAAAGCACATATTAACCCTAAAATCACCGTGCCAAACACCTTCCAATCAATAGACTCACAAATTATCACAACTATATTGACTAGAATAGGTAGTACATAAAGTACAAAGATTATCGCAATTACTATTGTCCAAAACATATTTCAATGACTTAATTTAACTCTAATCTATACCCTAGCACTCGCTTGCTTAAGGCCAATACTAAGGTATAGACCCACGAGGAACTACCCGTACCTCATGGGCCAGTCGACTCTCCTGCGAACATTCCAGATTCTTTGCGTTTCCAAAATGCCCTAGGATGTTAAAGTGCTTCAATTTCGTTCATAAACTGCTCTACACCCTTAGCCCAGTTAGTAGCATTAGGAGGACAGTAGACTGGTGCAATTTGGCCTGGTGTAACTAATCCTCTATCCTTGTACTTCTTCAAACCTGCACCTACTGTTTCAATACCCTCATCAAAGCTACTAAAATTGTACTTCCCATATCCCCACGCATTGTAGGATCTAAATAAACTCTTCCCTCCGCCACTCTCCATTGTCGCAATAGCTGGAAGCAATCTGTAATCCAATCCGTACTTGTCGGCAACTTCTACAAACTTTACTGCATGTGCCATAAGTGGTGCATTACCTCTGTTAATTCTAAAGAACTTCTCTATCTTCACAACCCTATCATCTGTCTTATCCTCAAAGACCTCCTTTGGGACTACCTCAACTTCGCCACTAGGCCTGGTCGTTACCCTGTCCCCGTTGACCCATTCAATAGTTTCCTTAGCCTGTGCATCTCTAACTTCATTCTTGTAGGCTACCTGCTTGCCAATCAGGACTAGGATTATGTAAAGAACTACAATCAGAAACACTCTCCTAAAGACTATCTCTCCCCGTCTCTGACCATCCAATAGGTTTATTTTTAAGGACTTAAACCTACCTAACTTGTCTTGTATTATATTCTTCATTTGAATATATAATAATTTTATTACATTTATATTACCACCATCAGTTGGTCATGTCAAGTATCTTTTCTAGGTTCTCTTTGATGTACTTCTTCCAGCGTTTTGAAGGCTTTATCCCCTCAATAATACACTCCCCATTCTTCTGTGGGACTATTAAGTACATAGGTATATCCTCCCCAAGTGCATACCTATACATACTCAACTGGTCTGACACCTTCTTGAGCTTAGACGAACTGCGTTTGTAATTCTTACCACTCCATGCTCCCCATGTCTTAACATCAGCCAAAGCCCTCTCAGTTCCCAAGCCCTTATTCTTAATCACCATGT